ACCATACTTTATAATGTCATCAATGACATATGCAGTACTAGTAGTCCAATCATTACGCCAATTAAATTTTAATCTGCCAAGTCTAAATTCAGCCATTGTTTTTTTTAAATCCTATTTTGGTCCTGCAGCATAATCATGATCACTAAACGATACTGTTAGATATCCATCATCATCGATATAATAGGAAGTTTTCCTAAAATCGAATCTAAACTGTTGGTATTTATCGTACTCATTGTTCCTATAAGTTTTTTCTTCAGTGGTTTCATCCACATAATCTAAACCTTCTAAGAATTCTGGGTATGGTGTTCCATCAAGTCTATGAGATACATCAACTACCTCATCATCGGTAGTTTTAACCTTAGTGTACCTAAGCATTCCGTCATCATCTCTCCTCAATGCATGAACATAGAATCTATCTTGTTGACCAAATTGAAGTCCACCACCGCCACCACTAGTGCCAGATAGCATACTTCCACTTAGAAACATTGTCATGCAAATACCCTCCAATAAGTATTAGTCCAAACTAGTTTTACAGTAGCACCAGCAACATCACATGCCAAGGGAGAATCAATCGTACCAGTATAATTTTTAAACTGCTCGTTATTTTGGGTTGCAACCATAAGATTATTTATGTCCCAACATGATTCCGTGTCATGTATTTCAACAAAGTCTCCAGCGTTCTTACTTAAAGGAAGAGTTACTGTAAATCCTGCACCCACTGTATTGGTCAAATAACCTTTATTAGAATCCAAATTAGCAGAGGAATTTAATAAAGTTAATGGAGGTATTGTAGCATCTGCTCTAACAGAAAGATTATTAAAATCAACAACTACTGTACTTCCATAACCAGTAATAGTTAAACCAGATCCAACAAAATTAACATCTGTAAATCCAATACCTATTCTATACCCAACATCACCACTTTCTGCATTAACTGTTGTTGATCCAATACCAACACCAGATGTATATAATTGACCATCATTAAATAACTTACCTTTGAAATCAAAGTCACCACCAACATATAAATTACTTTGAAATGTAGATACTCCAACAAAAGTAGAAATACCACCAACAGTAAGACCATCACTAATCCTAGTATCACCAAGAACGTCAAGTTTATATTCAGGATTTAAAGTTCCAATACCAACATTAGGAGATGTTGTACTGGTAATAGCAATCTTACCAGTAGTGTCATCTACTACAATATAATGACCAAGTTGTGATAGCTCTCTATTGAATGCCATTATATGACTACTTTATTAGGTATTTATTGAGATTACACATCATCAACTAGGTTCTGTTGGCCAATTAATATTATCTACATCTGATTGTGTAGGAATATCTCGCAATGCTTGACGATAATTTTTCCAAGCATCAGTTACAGGAACTCCTGTCTCAAGTGCTTTTGTTACCATCCAATCTGTTTTATTTAACAACATATCTCTTTGTGCTCTAATTGATTCCCATTTATGAGAAAGAATTTTATCATCTGATGGTTGTCTTGCATTGTATTCTGCAATTTCTGCATCAGTCATTTCAACTAATGTTCCATTTAAAAGTTGTTTCATATCATTAAGTATATTTGTAGAGCCAGGTTTTACTTCCAGATTTTATTTGTGTACCATTTAAAGTATACTGCATATTATTAATGTAAGTAGACATTGGATTAAGAGACCAACTACCCGTAAAAGTACCAGTATGATATCTATTATCCATAGAACCAAAGGTCATATGCATCCAAGGACCAGGATAGGTTGAAAATTCTGCTACAAAATACATACCAGTTACATTATATGTATTTTGTGCATCAGTTCGTAACCACCAACTCAAATTACCTTGTTCATCATAGTATACTACATTTATTTGGTTGTATGAATAACTACCAGGAGGATTCATTTGAGGAAAAGGACCACAGATTGAGTCATGAGAAGCTGGTGACGAATAGGCAGTATTGGATTGACCTTGAAATGCTTGTCCATATTGTGTACTAGTGCTCGTATCATAAAAAGATGGATTCATATTGAAAGCACTATAGCTCGCATTAGTAGCTTCAAGAACTCCAATCATTCTATAAACCGTATCTTGTTGTAAGATATTGCTATCGTATCTTATACTTCCTGCATCAGCAGTAAGCACAGATGAAGTTACTAGTTCCAATCCACTACTACTACCACTAGATGAATTACCAATAGTCAATTTACCACCCATGTTAGGGTGTGCTGTACATTGATAGTACAACGTGTCAGGTGCATCTTGAGGAACATCAAATATAATATCGGTTGGTGCAGAACCATCATTATTAGTTACACCAGTATTATATGCTGTCCCTGCAGATCCATTAGGAGTACTTTGAATCCTAAACGGATGTCCTGAAGATCTATTATGAAAAATATATTTTTGCCCTTTAACAAGAGTTATATCTGGATCATTTACTGTACCAGTTAATCCAGGACCAGTAAATGTATAATGATCTGAAGAAACATTACCTAATATCCAACCAGATATAGCACCACTAAATTCTGTTGCCGTACAAGTACCACCTATTGATACATCAGTACTGATAGCAACATTTACAGCATTTAAATTTAAATTATTGGGACTTAAAATTGTTGGAGTACCAGAATCTCCAATCAAATTAAGTTCCTTTACACCAAAACCTTTATCTGCCATTTTGTGCCTTTCTAATTATTTAGTTTTTAAACTCAGAAAACAGTTATTAATACTGTTTCTGAGTACCACTTACACTTTCTGTAACAGTAGCATCATATTGATCAGTTCTATCTACATTAGTAGAAGGGAATGATCTGTTAACACCACTTACCTGTCCCCAGATAATTCTAACAATACCGTTTCCACCCCATCCAGCAGGTGAACTACCATTTGCTCCTCCAGCACCACCACCAGGGAATCCACCATCAGGAGTTGTTCCACCACCCTGTCCATGTTGATTCATCTGATTATTTCTATCATAATTATTACCTAAATTAGTACCACTTGCCCACTCACTGTTACTAGAGTCATTAGAATAACCTCTTAAACCAGTATTATATGCAGTTGATCCTCCTAAACCACAGAAGTCATTAGTACCTTCAGGACTACCATTATTATTTGCATCTCCTTTATCGCCATTAGAACCTTCACCATATACTCCAGTTCCTCCACCACCAGCAGAGTAACCTGTACTAGCACCGTTACTAGAGCATGCACCGCCTCCACCACCATTTTGTCCAGCCTGTCCTTGCTGTCCTGAATAACCTGGATTACCGCAGCGTCCAGATCCTGAACCACCACCACCAGAATATCCACCACAACCACCACCAGATTGACGACATCCACCTTGATGATATCCAGAACCACCTTGTCCACCACCATCACTATTGGTATTGGGGAAACTATTGGAGTTAGAATACCAACCATCGCCTTGGTTTCCATCACCACCTCTTCCACCATTCGCTCTTGCGTAGATAGTTCCACCATACTGAATATAAGAATCTGATCCATCAGGAGAATCCGTTACACCCCAAGATGTAGCAAATCCACCAGCACCAACTTTAACAGTAACAGTTTGACCTGCTGTTACAGCTAGACCATTTTTAAATGCCAATCCACCCCCACCACCTGATGCAGCATCGTGGTTAGTTTCACCAGCACCACCTCCACCAACACAAATAACAGTTATTGCTGTTACTCCAGCAGGAACTGTCCAATCATAACTCGCCTGAGTATTCCAAGCTCCAGCATGGAAAACATGCCCACCTAGAACAGCACCTTCTGATGTATCATTTATAGTTACAGCAGGACTAGAACCAACATTACTAGTATATCCAGCATCAGTATATACACTAACCGTAAATGTTTCAGTACCTTCTGTTGTAGTATCTGCACTTGGTGTACAATCAAATGTTCCAGTATTACTAGTAATTGTAAAGCTTCCTGTAGATGTTGCAAAATCAGCTTCACTACTTACTTTCCAATATAGGGTAGTAGAATCTGCTACCTTAGTTGTAGTACAAGTAAATGTTACAGAGGAACCTTCATCAACATTAGTTGCACTTGATGCTAAAGAATATGTTGGGAATGTATCTACTTCAGTTATTGTATTTACTAAATTCTTAGAATCATATGTAAGTGACCATCCCTTTTCATTACTACCTATTATCTCATTATATCCAGTAACTAATCCAACAGCGTTGTATAAAATACTTTCATACTTATTTTCTCCCAGAATTACTGAGGTTACATTATTATCTGAGTTTGTCGTAATACCAGTAGCTCTAGTAAAAGCCTCATTACTGAGAATGGAGCCACCGCCACCACCACTACCTTTACCTCTTTGGTTATTTACACTTAATCCTACAAAACGTCCCATGTTTCTTAATAATCTGGTTCCTAGATATTATTTATTTATTTATTAATGCGAGAATGATATACCTGTAACAGCAATACCAATCATAGATGCTTTTCCATTGTTACAATAAGGATTTAATAGAACTCTCCTCTTTGAACTTCTTAAACTGTAATTACTACCCCAATAGTTTGAATCAGTTACACTATTACTTTGATATGGATCATAAAATCCAGGAGTTGATGAAGTAGCATCAGAATCTGAAACATCAACTGAACCATGAGTTAATAACCAATTTCTGGCTTGTGCTCTAGTTGCATTTGGTTGTGATTGTAAATACAATGCCATAACTCCAGCAAGATTTGGACAAGACATACTAGTTCCCTGAAGATACTGATTAAAAAAATTACTATCTCTAGGATCATCATATCCACTATTATATGGACTGAGAATAGATGATCCAGCAGACCAAACATCAATCTTAGGTCCCCTACAACTAAAGTAAGAACATCTTTCTTGTCCATTTGATGTCTGCCTCACATTATCCATAGATCCAGAAACTATAACCTGATCCTCTCTACCTTCAGCACCAATAGCAGGTGTTCCTGACCTATTATAATAATTATCCTTATCATTATAATAAAAAGTAGCAGAAGTTATTTCATTATCATAATCTAACCCTCCAGGTATATCTTGCTTATCATAAGAATTACCAGCAGAAAAACAAAATACTATATCTTTACAATCAGGATCATCAAGTATTTCATCAACTTCTGCCTGTTTAACCAGATCCTTTGAAGTAAACTGCTTATAAGTTGAATTCAAACTATCCATATAATATACAGATGGACAAGTTGTTGAATTCATATTTGATTTATTATATGAAACTCCTCTTTCTGTTGCATCATAATCAAGATCACTACGGAAAAATTGTCTAAATCCCCAACTACCATTAACTACAGTAGGATTTCTTTTACCAGTTTCTGGATTGATTGGTTTATTTTTATGCCAAACTTTAATATAATCAAATCCATCACAAGGATCTGCCCATCCTAAATCATCTCTATCAACACAAGCGATAGTCCATATATTTGCTTCAAACGCCCACCCAAATTGATTTCCTGCAGCAGTTCCACCAACGTGACTACCATGCCAACTAATACTATATGGATAGGAACTATACCCCTTCTCCATTAATAATGCTGCCTCAACATTATAATAATTCAATGGATTAGATCCAGGAGCAGCTAATCCCTCCGCAGCCCAATTAATACCATACTCAGATTCACCATGAATTAATATATCCCTTACCCTTGTAAATTGTTCACAACTGTTGGGAACAGGAACAGGACTTGTAACTCCTGGTTTTAAAAACTCTGGATGATCCCATCGAATCCCAGTATCCATAATAACAACATCAACATTTTTTCCAGATAATGTAAATGGAATATCTATATCTACCTGACCTGCATCAATAAATTTATTAGCTCTATATGAATGTCTATATAAACCCCATTGAGTATAATCCAATTCAGGAGGAGAAGGATTAGGATTTGCTCCACTCCTCATATTATTAACAGGATACTTATACCTATTAGCATCTGTAAACTTATCAAATCCTGCATCATATTTTCTTTGTTCTAATACATACTCATTATATAATGATGACCTTTCAACAAATCTAATCTTAGGATGTTTTTTTAAAACCTCTGCTTCATCAGGAGACATTTCATATACACTTCTCTTAGGAGAACACTTCATCTCCGAAGTACAATCAATCTTCCTATTTGGAATGTTGTCTATATTATTTTCGTTAATTATATAATTATGAATCTCATTCCAATCTTCAGCATCATTTACATAAACAGTATATGGTTGTTGTTTATCAGAATGAACAACAAGAACTCTACCTGTTTTTGGATCTGTTGTTGTAGCGATCATGATATATCATTTCTTAAAAACTTAAAGGAAATTCCTCCATTGATACCAGTTTCTGGTACAGCATTGATAGTCAATTTATTACTACTAATAGATGATCCAACAGAAACAAGTAAATTATTATCATAAACAACACCATATTCTTGAATATAAGAATTTACTCCATTATTCAAAACAAGAACTTTTTGTGCTTGAGTTGTATTACTAGGACTATGATCAAAATATAAAATATATTCTGAAACTAAATTGTTTATAGAAATATTATCTAATTCATAAAGAACACCTGCTGTAGCAGTCCAAGATCCATTACCAGCAGTACCACCCTGTCCACCTCCACCACCGACTCCAGTTAAGTTTGATCCATCACCATAGTATGCACTTGCAGTTACAATACCAGAAGAACTTATATGCCTAGATGTAATATCATTTACTATAATATCTGGAGTACCAGTAAGACCTTGAGCATTAGTTGCAATACCAGCAACATTTGCATACTCGGAATTTGTTGCAGCAATACCAACTAAACCAGAACCATCACCATAAAAAGTAGCTGCAGTTACAGAAGATGCAACTGATACATTATAAAAATAAGATGTTCCTGTTGTAGAAATACCTGGAATAGTAGCAG